GCGTCATTTCGCCCTTGTCGGAGAGCACGGCGCGGGGAACGATGAGCCTCCACTTCGTTGCGCCGTCGCTCCACTCGATGCCGAGCGCACGCTCCTGCACAGCAGGCGCGATCGGCACGGGCAGCGTGCCCGTTGCGACGGTTCCGTTGAAGAAGAGCGCGAGCGTGTCAGGGTTCGCCTGCATGCAGGTGAACGAGATTTCCAGACCGGAGCCGGTGACCACGCGACGAAGCGGGTACGCGGACTGCCAGCCCATAATGTCCTCGGTGTCGAGCGACGGCGTGATGGAAATGCCGTCCTCACTTGCGAATCCGAGGTCGAGGAACGAAGCGTTCCACGCGGTCGTGGTGTCAGCCGGGACAGCGGTGCCGACGGGGGCGACGAGCACCTTGCCGTCTGAGGCGACGCGCACCTGAGTTGCGTCAACAGGCATGGGTGAATCTCCTTACGGGGATGGGTGAACCGCGAGCGCAACCGAGAACAGGTAGCGCGGTGCTCGCGTGTCGGGATCGGGAAGGAACTGCAAGCCCACGTCGTCTCGGACGTGAGCGACGACCGCACCGAAAGCGGTGTGGTCACCTGTGGGCAACTCGTGCAGTCGAGCCCGCACGAGTTGCGCGAGGTCGTGTGCTGCGGCCTTGTCTGCGGCGTAGCAGTCCACGTCCAGTCGCGGGTTGTCGACGCGATACGCGATCGACGGCACACCACCAATGCGCGTGATGACGACGCGCGCTTGGCCCGCCTGCCAGCCGTTGAGGTCGGTGGTCACGGTTGCCTCGACTGCGGCGCGAACCCACAGCACCGCAACGGCTTCGGAGTCGGGGAACACGGCTGCACGCATCACGCACTCCCGTATTTCTTCTTCAGTCGACGTACGCGGTTCCGGTGTCGCGCGCTGGTCTTCGTCTTCTTCGTAACGGCTCGCGTGCGCTTCGCCTTGGCGTCCTTCAGCGAGCCGGTCAGCCGAACGTCTTGCAGCCCAGCGGCGTCCAGCCCGCGACCGAGTGGGCGAGACTTCGCGGTGCTGCTGCCGCCGTACTCGACGGACAGCGCCCACGGCGCGTTGTTGTGGACGCGTGCGACGTTGCGATCGGTCTTCGCGAACGCGATCGCGAACGATGACGCGTACCGTCCCGACTGCACGGGCGAGACTGCGCGGGCTGCGTTCACGACCGCCTGAGCTTTGCCCCAGAGCATCGAGGACATGGGCTGCTCATAGGTGAGCGAGCGCAGTTGGTCGAGGTCGAGCACCACGCGCACGTTGCTGCGAGCCATGTCAGCCCTCGATCCAGCGAAGCGTCGCCTCGATGTGGTGTGTGCCTCGGAATGTGTTGCGGCGTGTGGGTGGGCCGACGACTTCGAACGTCTTGCCGTCGTACTCGACGCGATCGCGTCCGTTCACGTCCGCGTCTGGCTGCACGATGAGCAGCCAGTCGGCGCTCTGCTGGTCGCGCTGGTCTGTGTTCTCGCCCGCTGCGCTCTGCTCGATCCATGCCGCGTACTCGGCGCGGGTCGCGTTGCTCCACGAGGTCGTGGTGTTGCCGTAGCGGTCGGTGGTCGTCGTCGGTCGGACGACGGTCACGGTCTGCGGGAGCGCGTGCGAGGGAATCATCGGAGCGTCACGGTCCCGACTGCGGGTCGGTACGTGCGTCGCAGATGAGCGCGTTCGCCGTCTGTGAGGAATGCCGATTCGGCGCTCGTGTCGCTGCTGCGCGCGTACTCGACGGAGTAGGAGCCGATCTGCTCGCGTGCGATGCTCGGGCCGCTCGGGTCGTTCGCGGTGAGAATGCGCGCCGCGACTGCGAGCGTGATCGCTTTCACGTCGTCGGGGATCACGGCGTACCCGTGTGAGTAGGTCACGGTCACTACGTCGGGCCACCCATACCAGCGCGTCAGGTTCGCGCCCTGGCGCGACCATTCGTCGGTGTTGATGCTGTCCCCAGACACGCTCGTGACAGCGAGCACGGGACGCTCTGGCAGCGCGAGCTTCGCGTATGCGCTGCCACGCAACTGCACTTCGTCGTCCTCGACGAGCGAGAGCGTTTGTCCCGTCTCAGCGCGGATGATGCCTGTCGCCAGAGCGAGAGCCATGTCGCCTTGCGCGGTGTTCTCGACGGCGCGCCCGAGGTAGGTAGCGAGGTCGTCTGTCGTCGCGAACGCCATTGGGCCGAACTCCCTTCAATGTCTGGGCATGACTGACGCGCCGCGCGATTGGTGTACGCGGCGCGTCAGTCGTGGGCATTGCGGCTCAGGACTCCTGAGTGTCCACGCCGCCCTTCTGGCCCTTGGCGTCACCGATCTGGTTCGCAAGGGGCTTCTGCGGCTTCTCGCCTCGGTGCGGGTTGTACGCGCTGCCGCCGAGGCGGTCGCGGTAGTCGCCGCGCTTCAGACCCTCGCCCAGAGCGTCTTCGGGACCGACTGGCTCGTCAGGACTTCCGGCGAGCATTGGCACGCCGAGGTCGAGCGGGTCGTCCCTCGTCGTCCGCTCGCCGTCCGTCGTCGACTCCTGCGACGACCTGTTGCTCTTCTGCTCCGGCATTGCTGGTTCCTTCCTCGTTGTACGAAGCGGCCCCGCATGTGAGACAGCGGGTTACGCCGATATCTCCGCCCATCGGGCGGGTGACGACGAAGGACTCCAAGGTCTTGCCCTTGCAGCCCTTCAGGTGATCGACCGTGCTTGCAGCGGGCGGCTTCACGGCGCTCAGCCGTTCAGCACGCCAGTCAGTCGAGCCGCAGCGCGACCGCCGAACAGCGCGAGGCCGCAGAAGAACTCGATGCGGGTACGGAGAACCGGCTTCGCGTCGATCTCTCCGAGGTCGCGCACGCTGATGCCACCGTTCGTCAGACCGGTGACGCTCATGTCGGAAACGTCGCTGCCGAACTTCACGGCGTAGACGCTCGACGCGACGTTGCTCGTGCCCTGCGTCTCCGCCTGACCGAGAATGTCGACGCCCGCAGCGGTCTGCCCGGCGTCGAGCAGCGGGATACCGTTCCACGTCAGAACGCGCTTGCTGGTGAGGTCTTCCGTCACCATGTCGACGCCGCCGAGACGACGACCGGCAGAGCGGATCTTCGCGATGATCGCGGCGTTCGCGTAGATGGCACCGTTCTGCGCGTTGATGCCGGGGACGCGGGACAGCAGCGTGTCGAGCGCGTCGAAGAACGCGTGCGCGTCGCTGCCGCCGTTGCCCACAACGGGGATTCCGTTGGTACCAGCGGCGACCACCTGCGCGCCGGTCAGACGCTTCTTCAGACCGTCGAAGGAGTTGGCGTCCACAGCGGTGTCGCCGTTGAAGAAGGCGTCCTGGTACTTGTAGGTCGCCGCCTTCACCTTGCCAGCGGTCTGCGTCGCGCGCAGATCAGCCAACTGCCCGCCAGTCTTGACGAGGAAGGAGTCCACGTCCGCGTCGCCACCGAGGATGACGAGCTTTTCGGACGCGGTGTTGATCGTGCCGGTCGACTCGGCGTAAGCCGCGTTCACGGCTCGGAACTCGACGCCGGGGAGCGTGCCCTCCGTCTGGTAGGCGTACGCGTTACCGGCAATTTCCTTGAGCGGCATGCGATCCAGAACGGACGAGTTGATAACGAACGTCTCGATGACGCCGCGCTCAATCGGGTTCTGGCTGAGCTTCGCCGCCTCGGCGAGAGTAAGTGCCACGGGAATGTCCTTTCGGGTGACCCGGTTCCGAGACGGCTTCCGGGATGGTTACTTCTTGGTCTGCGAGTAGCCCGCGACGAGACGGCCGAGACCGGGCGTCACGTTCGCGTCTCCCTCGTTGAACTGGCGAGCGCCGCCGTCAGCGGTGCCCTGCACGCGCTTCGCGTTCGCCGCCAGATACGGCTTCGCATCGAGCAGTTGGTCGATCGCCTTGCCGATCGCCTTGTGGTCGACTTCGCCGTCGTCGTTCACGGTGAAGTCGTTCACGTCGAGCAGTCGCACGGCGTCGAGGGGATCAGCGAGTTTGCCGCCAGCAGCAGCCCGAATCTCGGCGGTGAGGATGCGCCGATTCGCTGCTGCCAGAACTTCTTTGCGAGCCGATTCGCTGGCTTCCTTGCGCGCCTTCTCGATCGCCTTCTCCGAGTCGGAGCGTGATGCGTCGCGCAACTTCTCCAGTTCGGCTTCCAGCGCCGCACGCTGCTGCTGCTCCGTGCGCGCGGTGCGCTCGGCTTCGTTCGCGCGGGATCGCTCTGCTGCCAAAGCTCGACGACCCGCCTCGCCCAGATCGGCAGTCGAATCGCTCGACGTGTCCGTGGTGCTGGTGGTCGTCGTCTGCGTCGCCGTCTCCGGCGTCGCGGTCGTGGTGCTGGTGCTGCTGTCGGTCTCAGGAGGCATCGCGCCGTCCCTTTCACTCATCGTCGCGGCATCGCGCCACGGCGGGGTCTTCAGGTCAGGTATCCGTTGGCGCGCAATGCATCCCGGAACCTCTCGGGA